CACCACAAACAACGATAAAATACACAAAGTACTTCACAACTTGTTTTACGATATACTTAATGTTGAGTTTAACTTATGGCCTTGGACCCGTAGTGTTTTAAAGTATGGTGACTTCTATCTCCATCTTAACATTACTGAGAAGTTTGGAATAACAAACGTGGAACCGATCTCAGCTTACGAGATGGTACGAGAAGAAGGTCTGGATCCAGCCAATCCAAACAAAGTAACTTTTAAGAGAGATATGATGGGAGGGATTGCATCTAGCACAATGATCCATCGTAATGAAACAGAAGAATATGATAACTTTGAAATAGCACACTTTCGATTGCTAAACGACACCAACTTCTTACCATACGGTAGATCGTTATTGGAGCCAGCAAGAAAGGTATGGAAACAGCTTACTTTAATGGAGGATGCGATGTTGATTCATCGAATTATGAGAGCTCCAGACAAGCGTATTTTCAAAATTGATATTGGTAATATACCACCAAACGAGGTTGATGCATTTATGGAAGGAATGATCAATAAGATGAAAAAAGTACCGTTTATGGATGAAACCACTGGAGAGTATAATCTCAAGTACAACATGCAAAACATACTAGAAGATTTCTACCTACCAGTCCGTGGTGCAGAAAGTGGAACACAAATAGAAACAACTCCTGGACTACAAATGGACTCCATTCCAGATATTGAATATCTACAAAACAGAATGTTAGGTGCCTTAAAGATTCCAAAAGCTTATTTAGGATACTTAGAAGACACTACCGGAAAAGCATCTTTAGCTTCACAAGATTTTAGATTTGCAAGAACAATAGAACGAGTACAGAAGATCATAGTTAGCGAGCTTACAAAAGTTGCTATTGTACACTTATATTCACAAGGATTTACTGATGAAGAGATTGTCGACTTCTCTCTGAAACTTACACCTCCTTCTACATATTACGAAAGAGAAAAATTAGAATTGTGGACTAGTAAAGCTACCTTAGCAGGCGACTTAGTTGAGAAAAAGCTATTCAGTAGATTCTGGGCTTACGAACATATATTCAATATGCAACCAGAACAGTGGATGGAGGAACAAGAACGAATTGCAGCCGACTCTCAAGAATTCTTCCGCTTAGAACAAATCAAAACTGAAGGAAATGATCCAAAGAAAACTGGACAATCATTCGGAACAGCTCACGATATAGCTAGTCTATACAAAGGCGATCAAGGAGTACCAAAAGGGTATGATGAAAAAGAAATGCCTGAGGGTGGATGGCCTGGTGCTGGAAGACCTAAAGAACCTGGTACATATGGCAAGCATTCGCATCCATTAGGATGGGATCCTGCAGGCCACAAACAAAACAAAGCGGCTGGACGTGTAGTCTATGAGTCTCAGAAATTAGACAATTACAAGGGATTAAAGGATAATCTCAAGACAAAATCCGAAGCACTACGCAGTACATACAGTAAAGATGAGAATAAATCTGGCCTTCTTAACGAAGAAAACTTGCTAGATGAGTAGTAATAAAAAAAACCGACATATTTATTATTAGGTAACACATTATATGAAGAAGTCGACACACTCAAAGATAAAGAATACCGGAATTCTTTTCGAGTTGCTAACGAGACAAATTACAGCAGACACAATGACTGGTGTATCCAACTCTCCCGCACTCAAGATAATTAAGGAATATTTCGCAGCGAAAACAGCTTTAGCGAAAGAATTGGTATTGTACCAAACTTTAATTAACGAAACATTCAAAACCGCAGATAAAGCAAACATGCTTCTTAACACAACTATTAAGATGCGTAGAGGTTTGAATGAAAAAGCTTTAAATGATTGCAAGTATAATCTTATCAAAGAGATTAAGAAGCATTACGATTTAAAAGACTTTTTCAAGTCAACTATAACCAACTACAAAATACATGCTTCAATTTACAGAGTTTTTGAAGGTTCTGGAATATCACAAGCAGCTGATGTGGTCAGAAGTAGAGCAGCCATAACAGAACATATTGTAAAAACTGAAAGTAAACCATCACCTAAAAAAGTTGAGTACTTGAAAGAAGATGAAGAGGTGAGAGTTTTAGCATACAAGATTATGTTGGAAAAATTCAACTCAAAATATGCAAAGCTTTCAGACGCACAACAATCAATTCTACGAGAATACATTAACAACGTAAGTAATACTACAACGCTTCGTGACTTTGTTATCAAAGAGAGCGCTAACCTTCAAGAAAGTTTAGCAAAAAAACTCAAATCAGTTAAAGACCGAGTAATATCAATCAAACTTACTGAAGTAATGCACCTCTTGGACAACAATAAAAAAATCAAGCGTGTAAAAGAAGACCACGTTCACTCACTATTATTGTATCACGAACTTCTTAAAGAACTATAACATGGGATTAAGCTTAGAGGAAAAAGAAGATATAAAGAGGTACATTAAAGAGCAGGCAGCTAAGATGGAAGAAAACACCACTGGCGCCATTGCTACCTATGACACTCCAAATGCATTCACAGGAGATGAGGACGATGATGGCACGCAAGCTGTTGATTTAACTGATCCAGAGTACGCATACTCAATTAAAGGACCAAAAAAAAAGAAATCCTAAGTATTCTGTAAAACTAAACGAAGTATCTTATAAAGCATTTAAACGAGATGAATCTCGATCCACTGTACAAAAGGTTAATGCTAATATACTAGAGGTAAACAAAAACATTAGAGAGTTAGCACGAATGCTTCAACACAGTATTAAGTTGAAAAACGAATCTAAGATGGATAACAATATTCACTGGAAACGTACAAACGAGGCTCTAACTAAAATGCACCATCGCATATCGGTACTATCCGAAAAAGCAAACGAATTATACAACTTGAAAGAAGCAGTAGCTGGACAAGTTAAAGAACAACTTTTAGATATGTTCAAAGATGCTGGCCTTTCAACACTCACACCAAATGACATAGACTTCAATCCAATAGGTGCGGATCATTTTGAATTTGATGTAATGATTAATGGAGAACCTCATGCAATAGATTACGACAAAGGCAATCTAGTTTTTCAGGATTATAACGAAGAAGTACCATTGGGGAACATAGATCAACCAGAATTGGTTATTCAAAACATCCAAAAAACATTTGAATTATGAAAAGAGTCTTAGTAGACTATATAGGATCAATCCAAGTATCGCCTTCACAGATCAACGAATCCATGAATAAAAATAATGGAAAGTTAATCGTGTCAGGAATAATGCAAAGAGCAAGCACTGGCGGTGATGAAAACTTTAATCAAAATGGAAGAAGCTATCCTTTACCTATTTTGAAAAAAGAATGCGAAGCTTACAAAAACACTTTTGTAAAAGAGCGTAGAGCATTAGGTGAACTAGATCATCCAGATTCCCAGGTAGTAAACTTATCGAACGTGTCTCACAATGTGCTTGATTTGTGGTGGCAAGGAAACGATTTGATGGGCAAGATAGAAATACTTTCTACACCATCAGGAAACATTGCAAAGGAGTTAATGAAATCTGGAATCAGATTGGGTATTAGCTCAAGAGGAATGGGATCTGTTAAAGAGTTAGGAGAAGGAAAGGTAGAAGTACAAGACGACTTTGAAATCGTATGTTGGGATTTGGTTAGCAATCCATCTACACAAGGTGCATTTATGAACTCATCTTTAAACGAAAATACCAACTCAAACAAAAGCAATAAGAATACAAGAATTCACTCACTTATTAGTGAGATAATATCAGTAATGTAATGAAGACAAATATACTAAAACAACTCAGCGAAGCAATGGATAATGCCGGCGCAACGAAAATGAAGCTTAACGAAAAAGCTCAAGTGCTTGAAGAAATTAAAGAGTACGGAAACTTTGAAGAAGCAATCTATCGTAGCGAAGGATTAAAGGAAGCTGCTAACAGAATATCTGAAATCGTAGAAAAGGCGGAACGTGTTGCTTTACAAGAAACTGAAGAATGGTTTGATGAAGTGACTGTGAAGAGAAACATGAAAGAGCTTAACAATAACAATAAAGAGTTTACTAAAACAGTAGCTGAGGTATCTAAGCTGCAACAGCGTTTAGAATCTTTATACGAAGAAATGGGTAACAATCTATCTCGCTACTATGAAGTTGGTCACTAACAAAAACACAATCGTTGATATACTAGGCGAATTAATGCTTGAGTACACAATACTCGAAGCAAACCCATTTGCTGCAGCTGAGAAGGATGCAGGTGGTGGTGACGCTGGTGGTGACGAAGGTGGTGGTGATGAAGGTGGAGAAGAAGAGAAAAAAGAAAAACCAAAAGGAGACGGAAACGCCTTAACAATAAAATTCGATCCATCGACTGTTAAAAAATACAACACCAATACTGATTGGAGATCTGGCGAAGGTGAAGTCAAAAAAATCTCAAAAAAAGGTTTAGAGGTAGATGTTGATGGAAACACAATACAAGTAAACTTTGACGATCTTACCGAAGTATCAAGAGGAGCAACAAAGATGCTTTATAGACATTTTCTCAAAGAAGCAGAAGAGAAGTCAGCTGAGGATAAAAAAATGGTGGCTGATCTAGAAGCAGAAATGGGATCTATAGCAAACGAATTAGGATCCGCGTTTGATTCAGCTCAAGACGAAATCGAAAAGGAAGTTGAAGAAATGCCAGAAGATAAACTCAACGAACACAAGCAAAAATTAAACGAAGCTATAGGAGTAACAGCGGTTATAGGATTTATTCTAGCGTTACCAAAACTCGTTGAACTTATAACTAAAGCTGTAGCCAAGCTAGTAAAGTTAATCAAAAAGTTTACTGGAGGTAAAGATCCACAAACAGATGAAGAGAAAGCTGATTGGGCTTCGATAGTCATAGACTTTACACACAAATGGCATAAGCTATATATCAAAGCTTTTTATTACATGTTCAAGTTTTCTGGACTTTACAAAAAAGCAGGAATCAAAGACGAACCTACAAGAATGAAAGTTGCTAGTGTAATGTACTATACTGTTGTAGCAGGGTTAGCAGTTGCTGCAGGAGTAGGAGCTGTTGGAGCATTTAAGGCTGGAGTAAGTCAAGCAGCACACGGAGGTGAGTTTGCTTTAGGAACATTCGAGTCTGTTATGGCAGCAGTGAAATCTGGTGAAGTTGCAGAATTTATGGGACTAATAGGCGCATCATAGCCCTTTTATTCGATATTTTTCATAATAAAAACACGTTTTGAAATTTGGGGATACTATGTATCATCAAATACGCTATCCTGATATGGCGTCCTAAATAAATTATTCAAATTGCAACTCCAATAGTTGTAGGACGTTCATAAAACAAAACTCATGAACAAATTATTAAAAGATGCAATCGCAGACGCAAAAGCTGTCCGTGAAACTGCATTAGCAAACGCAAAAGTTGCTTTAGAAGAAGCTTTCGCTCCTAAGCTGCAATCTATGCTATCTCACAAAATCAAAGAAGAGATGGAAGAGGAAGAGCCTATGGA